ATATTACATCGGTTTGTTTTTTAGAACCGTGAAAGACCCTCACCTTTTGACTGATGAGGATGTAGATTTAATCATGATGAAGGCTATGAGAGGTCGCACAGCATGGACTCCAAACGATGGGTTATACAATGACACTTTTTAAAAAAACTCCCTGGACTAAGCCATTTCCAGAAAAAGTAGCAAAACGCGTTTCTAGAATCCCTACAGGTGAGCTAGAGATGTGGGCAGACCAAGCATTGTTTGAGCTAGGTCGTTGTTTGTCGGCTTACTCCAAGAACAGAGATGAAGTAGTTCTACGTGAGGCTTTAGCTGGTGCCGAAGCTCTTCATGCTGTTGTAGATGCTTTGAATGTTCGCATGACTCGCGTTAACTTGTGATAGGATTACGACACCTCTTACTTCCTCTCCCCGTGTAGTAGGTAACATCTAGCCTGGGTATAACAGCCCAGGCTATCTGTTTTCTACTAGACTACTGTCAATATGGAAAACAACTTGTTTGATAATCTGGACGAAGACGAATTCCTGCCCGAAGAGGGCGAGGAGTTAGCCCCTCCTGAAGATGATGATGATGAATTAGACGAGCTATCTAAAGAGTTTGTAAAGATGCTTGTTGATAGATGCATCCAATTCATGACTGCGCTGGTGGGCCATGAGCTCCACCCTTATCAGATGCCGCTTGCCCGCCGCATTATTGAATCTGTAATTATCAATGACGGTGAAGAAGTAACTGCCCTTGCTGCACGTCAGTCAGGTAAGTCAGAAACTATCGCCAATACAGTAGCCGCACTTATGGTTTTACTTCCACGCTTAGCAAAGATGTATCCAGACCTACTTGGTAAATTTGCAAATGGTATCTGGATTGGCATGTTCGCCCCAGTTGAAGGTCAGGTAGAAACACTCTTTGGTCGTACAGTAAACCGCCTTACTTCTGAGCGTGCACTAGAGATCTTGGGAGACCCTGAGATTGACGACTCCCTAGGCAAAGTTCCTGGAGTAACACGCCAGATCAAGTTGAAGAACTCAGGCAGTAGCCTAATGATGATGACTGCTAACCCTCGCGCAAAGATTGAGTCTAAGTCTTTCCACCTTATTGTTATTGACGAGTGTCAAGAAGCAGATGACTTCGTAGTGTCTAAGTCAATCTCTCCTATGCTTGCTTACTACTCAGGAACAATGGTTAAGACTGGTACCCCTACCACACACAAAAACAACTTTTATCGCTCCATACAATTAAACAAGCGACGCCAAACTGGTAGAGGTAATCGTCAAAACCACTTTGAGTGGGACTGGCGTGATGTAGCTAAGGTCAACCTAAACTACGGTAAGTTCATTAAGAAAGAGACGCTTCGTATTGGCGAAGACTCAGATGAGTTCCAGATGTCCTACAACTGTAAATGGCTGTTGGAACGCGGCATGTTTGTTACCTCAACTATTATGGATGAGCTAGGCGACACCTCTCAGGAAACAGTTAAAGCTTGGCACAGAACACCTGTTGTAGTTGGTATTGACCCCGCTCGTAAGATGGACTCCACAGTTGTAACAGTTGTGTGGGTTGACTGGGATAGACCAGACGAGTTTGGATACTTTGACCACCGCATTCTTAACTGGATGGAAATCCAAGGAGATGACTGGGAAGACCAGTATTTCCAAATTGTAAACTTCTTAAATAACTATGACGTGCTTGCGGTTGGTGTAGATGCCAACGGTGTTGGAGATGCAGTAGCCCAGAGACTTAAGCTGCTTCTTCCAAGAGCAGAGGTTCACGCGATAGGCAGTAGCCAGCCTGAGCAGTCAAAGCGTTGGAAGCACCTTAAGGCTTTAATTGATCGCCGCATGGTCGGTTGGCCAGCCCACGCTAAAACGCGTCGCCTACGTACTTGGAAACGTTTTTACCAACAGATGACCGACCTGGAAACTAAGTTTACAGGCCCTAACTTTTTGGCCCATGCCCCTGAAGAAGCCCACGCCCACGACGACTACGCGGATAGCTTAGCCATTGCGGTTTCTTTAACTATGGACCTAACCATGCCACAGGTAGAGGTATCTAGCTCCCCGTTCTTTTCTAGATAATTGACACTTTAGCCTGACTGGCATGCGAATACGTAGCACACTTTATCTGAGGTACCTCAACCTAAATTTAGGAGTTTATATGTCAATCGCACCATCACCAAAGTTTCCTGAAAAAGCTGGAAACATGTACGACCGCAAAATGGCAGGTGCTACACCAGGCCAACGCGGACCACTTCGTTTTGAAGAAGGTATTGCAACAGACACAGACGTTCCAGCACAGTTCACAACTGGCGCTATGCAAGGCTACGAGCCAGCTGCAGGACGTCCAAACCGTAACAAGCCTGTTCACACAAAGCCTGCCGAAGAGACAATGCGCGAGCGTGCACATGTTGGTTCAGCAGCATGGGTAGAAGCACCAAACAACTTGACTGAGTTTTCAGCAGGCGGTTTTGCTGACCATGGTGACAACAAGTTTGAGCGTGAATTCCGTTCAGGATCACGCCAAGCATCTCTAAACCCAGCAGTAGTAGAAGACTAATAAAGTCCCTACCCCCGTCCAGCGAATTTAACAGCTGCGGGGGTAGGGCTTCTAATGTTTAGGAATCCACAGTGGCATTAAATACAGGTCAAGAAGTAAAAGAGGGTCCGAAGCGTAATCCCGCTAACCCAAAACTTTGGAACATGCTTACTGCGCAAGCACGAGCTAAGTTCACTACATACCCATCGCCTGCTGCTGCCCACTGGGTTCACTCGCACTACGTTCAAATGGGTGGAAACTTTGTGGATTCAAAGAAAGAAATTGATCCACGCTTTAGAGACTATGACCATGAGAAGCGTGAAAAAGAAGAAAAAGAACGGAAAGCAAAAGTTACTAAACCAGTTGGTAAGAGTAACATTCGGGGCGAACGCCAACGCGGTTAATAATTTTTTAGTTTTTATGATAGCCTTTGGGCATGCTAAGTAAGGTGGTTAAGTGAGCGGTATTGATTTTTCGCCTCCGAGTTATCGAGCGGCGTCATCCGACTTAACCATCTCCATTTCACCGCTTGGCCTTGTTGAGCTTGCGGATGAAGAGTTTGAAGTACACGGCCCTCGTCTAAATCGTTACTCCCTTAACTGGGCTATGTACCTTGGTCACCACTATTCATACCGCCGTCAAACAGGCGAAACGCAGTTGGTTCTTAACTACTTCCGTGCGTTCACAGATTTTCTTATTAACTTTACATTTGGTAAGGGCGTAAGCTTCCGATCACCAAAAGAAACCGAAGCTATTGTTCCTGACTTGTTAGAGCGTGTGTGGGAAGTAGACAACAATAAAGCAACAGTTCTTTGGGAAATCGGCCAGCAAGGCTCAGTATCTGGAGATTGTTTTATTAAGGTTGCCTACGAAGAAGCCTGGGCGGATGCAGCGGGTAGACAACACCCAGGCCGCGTTCGAGTGCTTCCTCTTAACTCATCTTTCGCATTTCCAGAATTTCACCCCCACGACCGCGAGCGCTTGATTCGTTTTAAGCTTAAGTACCGTTTCTGGGGAACATCGCTTGAAGGTACACGCCAAGTATTTACTTACACAGAAATCCTTACGGACGACATTATCGAGGAATACATCAATGATGAACTTATTGACTCGCGCCCTAATCCGCTCGGCACTATTCCTGTTATCCATATTCCGAATGTTCGTATTAGCGGTTCTCCTTGGGGGCTGGCTGATTGCCATGACATTACCAACATTAACCGCGCTTATAATGAAACAGCTACTGATGTATCTGACATCGTTAATTACCATGCTGCACCGGTCACTGTCATCATTGGAGCGAAAGCGTCTCAACTAGAAAAGGGCGCTAATAAAGTATGGGGCGGTCTTCCAAAGGACGCTAAGGTTGAAAACCTTGAAGGCGGTTCACAAGGACTAAAGGGCGCTATGGAGTTCATGGCTCTTCTTAAGAAGACTATGCACGAAATGATTGGTGTACCTGAAACAGCTCTTGGTCAAGCACAGCCGATCTCCAACACCTCAGGTGTTGCCCTTTCTATTCAGTTCCAGCCTTTGATGGCCCGCTATCACCAGAAGATCATTCAATACGCTCGAGGGTTAGAGCGAGTAAACGAGCTAATTCTTCTCAGCCTTGCTATCAAAGAGCCAGAAGTTTTGACATGGAATCCTGCTACAAACGTTAAGCTAAAAAGAGGTCAACTAGACCGCTTGGATCCACAAGACCCGCTTACCTATCAGTCTTACGTGCATTTCCCACAGCCACTGCCTCTTGACAAGCTTATTGCGCTTAACGAGATTCAGTCCAAGCTTTCACTTGGTATTGAATCCAAGGAAGGCGCATTACGTACTCTTGGCGAAGAGTTCCCTGCAGAGAAGTTAAACGAAATCCGTCAAGAACTTATGGATGATGCTGTTGCAGATGGCGCACTTAAGCTTATGCAGGTTCAAATTGAGCAAGAAATTGCTGAATTAACTGGAACTATGCCTAACCCAGAAACTGCTGGTAAGCCAGGAGTTGCAGGAGAAGCTGGGGCACCTCTGCCAGCAATGATGCCTCCTACAATGGATGAGGCTCTACAAGTAGCCGATATGGGAGAAGCCGACCTCCGCAACAAGTTGGTAACTGAAGCTTATGGAACCGTTCTCCCACAGAGGCGTAATCCAGAAGAGTATGAAAAATAAAAGCGATTTACGCTGACAATTTCATACTAAAAGGAAAGAATAAAGATACATACGTTAGGTCATATGTGCTACGGGCTTCGGCTCATTCGGAAAACGACCCAGAGAACACAAAGGATGTACGATGGAAACTGCAGAAAACATGGCAGCAGCCTTTGCAGGCGAAGCCGGAACAGCTCCAGTTGTAAACGTGTCGGGCGTTGACGCTCCGGCTGTTACTACTGCGAACACTACTAATTCAACAGCTGTAAATCTTAATAAGTTTTACACAGATGAAGATTTAGCAAAGGTTCGCTCTCAGGAGAAGGAGAAGCTATACCCTCAGATTGAATCTCTGAAGGAAGAGCTTGCTTCTATTAAGAAAGAAAAAGAAG